CCCCGCAGGGCCGGATGAGGGGCAGCCTTGCCCTTACCTGCCATTCATCCCTTCACCGCACCGCCCAGCGCAACCAGCCACGCGCCGTGTTGGATAAGCCGATTGCGGCCCGCTGCACGGCGATCCCCGTGTCGTTCAGCAGCTTTGCCGCTACGTTCAGCATCGCCGCCAACAGTCCCAGCGCATCGGTCAGCAGCGCCATCGCCAGCCACACGCCCATCACTGCCATGCACGCAAACAGTACGAACAATACCTTCAATCGCTTCATTTCCGTTTCACCTCCCGGCTCACGCTCTCCGGCCAAAAGGTTTCCCGCATCGTGATTGCCTCATGCCGGAACGCACACGGCGCAAGCTCCACATCTACCACAAAAAACCGTCCGCCCTGCGCGGCAAACCGCACCACGCCCCGCGCCATCCGCGCGCCGCCGTCTGCACACTGCCGCAGCACCGTCACAGCATCTCCCGCCGCAATGGGCTTTTCCTTCTTCCGTCTCACTGTTTCCCGCCCCGTTTCTTCTGTTCGTAGATCATTTTGTACACAGTCTGCGTCTGTGGCATACTGTCCACGCTTGCAAACCTGCGCTCATACGCCCGCCGCTGCTCGTACTCCTCACAGTCTTGCTTGTAGTCCTCGCATACGCTGTGGCAGCCCAGTTTCCGCCGTGTGCAGTGGTAACAACTATTCATTCCTGACCGCCTTTGCCTTTTCAAACCGCTTTTTCTGCTTTGCCCTCGGGTATTTCTCCTTGTCCACCGGCGACAAGAACATTTTCAGCGGCCTTGCCCACATCTTCTGCGGTTCGTCCTTGCTTGTGTAGATCACCAGCAGCTCTGCCGTCTCGCTATGCACGGCCACGCCCTGCACCACATACAGCCCGCCTTTAAAATGCCGGTACACATTCCCGGCCATCACACTTGCCCAGCCCTGCGCATCCTTCTGCGCTTTGATCCTCGCATCTTCCATCTGCTCGTCACCTCCCAAAAATTATCTTCGCCGCGGCCACGATTCGCTTTCCCAGCGGCTCGTTCTTGTACAGCAGCTTAATGCACTCCATTGCCGACATCTTCAGCATAGCTTCTCGTACAATGTTCTTTTCCTGTACTTCCTGTACCTCCTGCACAGCCAGCAGAATCCGCATTACCATCGGCATGCCGTACGGCGGCGTTTCTCTCTGCTCCATGCAGCTTACGCAGACCTTTTTCCCGCGCGGCAGCTCCCACATTCTCTGCATGAACTTTTCGCCAAGTTTTGCAAGGCTTGCTTCCGTTATCTCTTCCGCGTACTTAACATCCGCGGGCCAGATTTCTGTCTCCACCGCAATCTTTTCCATCGCTCACACCCCCAGCACTCTGCTCGCTACCATATCCGCTGTGTGCGTCCACAACACATTCGGGTATTCCTCAATGGCCGCGCCGTAACAATTCCAGTTTTCCTTGTTGTCAAACGCGCCCATGTGCCAGCGGATGCACAGCCGTTCTTCCTCCGTCAGCGACAACGCCCCTGTATCGTTCAAGATTGCCTCTGCCAGCGCAGCGCTGCGCTCTCCGTGGCCTTTCAGCCTGTGGTGCTTCCAGCCGTCGCCGCATTTCTCGTACTCTTCGGTCTTGCACAGATCATGCAGCATCCCAACCAGAACAGGGGAGCGCCGCATCTGCCATTTCAGCCCCAGCTTGTCGGTCAGGCACACAAGCTGCTTTGTCACCGCCCAGCTGTGCTCAAACAGCCCGCCGGGCCATGCGCCATGGTATGTCATGCTTGCCGGAATCTCAAAATATCCCATCGGCTCCAAGATTTCCACAACCCGTCCCGCCGGCCTGCTCGTCATGCCGTTCGCCACAAGCAGGCTTTTCATGTCCTGCGCTGCACTCTTTTCCATCGTCAGCCTCGCTTTCCTTCGTCAACCGCCTACAATTTGTAGGCGCTGCATCCTCTGCCAAAATCACACCGTCTCCGGCTTCAAAAAAATTTCCGCGCACAATGTTCTGCGCCAGCGTCGGCATCACCACCGCCCCGGGGAACACCTCATGCACCATTTTCCCGATCCGCAAACCAGCTTTTCACCGTTTACCGTCATAGGCTACTGCCTTTTCGATCTCATGTTCCACAGCCCGATTACTTCCTTGCGTCCGTCCGACAAGACTTTTGGTTTGCCGTCCTCGTCCAGTGTTACCCTTGTTTTTCTTTCAAACCCTACGCCGCATATCTCGCAACGCACCTGAAATGTTGCCGTAATCGCATCTTCCGGACCGCTGTACCCGCTTTCCGTTTGCTCGATTCCCGGCACCTTACCACAGAATGGGCAAGGTTTCAGCACAACTTCGCTCATTCAGAATCGTCCTCCCAGTCAAGCATCTGGCCGCACTCTCCGCAATATCTGTTTCTTCTTCCTTCTTTGCTATACAAAAACCGTTCGCTTGCGCAGTAGGGGCACGCCGCGGAATTACCTGTCCGAAATGGATGCACCGTTTTTTTGATTCTCTTTTCCAGCGCCAATTTTGCAAGTTGCATCGCCTCAAACACTTCTTGCTTTCCGCTCTCCCCATAGAACCTTTCTTCGCTTTTCGAGTCCATTATCTCCGCCGCTCGCTCAACCGTCATTTTCTTTGTCCTCTCTGCTCATCTGCTGCCGTATTGCCGCAGCTGTCGCCAGCCCGGCCCTGATCTCGTCCAGCGCTGCCGCAAACACATCATCAAACACAATCGGCAGCACCGCCATGCGCAGGTACATCCCGCATTTCAGCACATAGTACGGGTTTCCGTTGCTCATCGTCCGTCTGTACCACACCATGTACTGCCCGTTTTTCAGCTCGTCCATGATCGGCTCCATCTGCCTTTCATTGATCCCTGCGATCCCGCCGCGCTCATCCCGCAGCACAAGCAGGCGCATCCCGGCATAGATAAACCCAATCGGTGCTTTCTTGCACGGGATTTCCTCGCCGCTCACGTCGTCCATGCTGATGCCCGTCACCTCGTACAGGTCGTTGATAACGTCCAGCTCCTCGACCTCGCAGCTAATTTCATCCAGCTGCTTATCCGTCCAGCCAAACACCGCTGCCGCCTCGTTCTCATCGCACAGGGCAGGGAAGTTCCGCGGTATCTCCACCATCGTGATTCCGTCGCTTATGTACTGCGTGCAGCCCTTGCGGTACAGCTTCATGCTCATGTTTTCCTTGCACAGCTTGCCCATTTTCTGCATATTCATGGCTTTTACCTCCCCGTGCTGCCAAATCCGTTGTCGCCGCGCTCTGTCTCGGCAAACTTGTCCACCAGCTTCGGCGCCGGCGTCACAATCGGCAGGATCACCAGCTGCGCGATCTTGGCGCCGGGTTTGAAAACCGTGTTATATCCTTCAAGGTTGTAGAGCTTTACCTTGATGCTTCCCGTGTAGCCTGCATCAATGACACCCTCGCACACAATTCCGCCGTACACATTCAGCCCGCTTTTGCTTTTGATCATCCCGACATATCCTTTCGGGATTTCCATGTGTACGCCCGTGTCAATCACACGGCAGTCAAATCCGGGTACATTCGTCAGTGCAAAATATTCCGGCGTGTACAAATCCAGCCCGGCATCCTCCGCGTGGGCGCGGGTCGGCATGATCGCCCCTTCGTCCAGCATCACATTGATTTCTTCCATCGTTCAGCACTCCTTCCCGCAATGCCCCATGCACACATTTTTATCATCCCAGTATTCCGTTGCCGCGATCTTACGCGGGTCCGTTCCAAACTCCGCTTTCAGCTCGTCCGCGTTCTCGTTCACATAGTCAAATTCCAGCCCCACGGCCTTGCAGGCAGCCAGCGCCTCGGCCAGCTTCTCGCCCTCCCGGCAGGTCCACAGGATCAGCACCGCGCCGTTTGCCTTCTCATTCTTCGCGCGGTTGATATTCGGCGCAATCGGCATCCCGATCTCCGGCCACTTGTTCTCAAACAGCGTCCCATCAAAATCAATCGCAATTACTTTTTTCATGCTCGTTTCCTTTCTCCAAAAATCACAACCATGCTCGGAAAAGGCGCACTGTTTTTGCTGTCACCAAATTTCAGCCGCCCGCGTATGAACCGCACCTCCGCCTTTCCGTATATGTAGTCATGGAACCACCGCGTATCTGTCCGCGCGGGGAGCAGCATTACCGCAAATCCCCCCCCGCAGCAGTTTCAAAGGCTTTCTTTACCCACTTGCCAATTTCCCGGCCATACGGCGGATTGCACCACACCCGGCCCGTCCATGGCTGCGCAAGTCCGTCCTGCTCCTTCGTGTAGAATCTTCTGCACTTCGCGTTCTCCGGCGCGGCGCACACATCCAGCTCAAAGTGAAACTCTCTGTCCAACTCGTCAAAGAATCCCTGCGGCGTCGCCCACATATCCGTCTTGCTGGAAAACATCGCGTCACTGTTCATTTTCCGTTTCCTTTCTGTACAATCGCAACCCCGCCTTGGTTTCTGCTTGGATCAGGCACACCGCAATCCAGCGTTTTTGCCGTGTCTACCTCTCTGCATCCGCTGTGCGGATTGCTGCTTTTCATAGAGTTACTTGCAAGGCTGTCAAAGCTGTATGCCACAGCATGTTCATGCCCTGCGGTTATTGTGTACTGCGGTTCACCAACGTCTCCAACGCCAAGCCCTGTTCCTCTGCCAAGCGCTTTGCATCTCGTTGCAAGCATCATGTTTACAGGCAGGCATTTATCTCTTGCCGGTGCAAACACTGTCTGATCCTGATGCGTCGCCAGCGTGGCGGATAAATCATTCTGCACCAGTGGTCCCTTGCCGCCGCCCTCGCATCCTGACCGTATCTTCATGGTGTAGGCGGGGTCATACCCCCCCCAGCGGGTTTTGCCTCCACCATTCTTTCATGCCAGCGATAGCCGTCACTAGCAATTCCGGCAACTGTTTGCCCCGCCGGGATGCACGGCTCAAAATTCCATCCATGGCTCTTACGCTCAAAAAGTATCTTGTCGGCGGATCGTCCGCCAGTATCGCAGCAAGCGTATACTCTGCGTCTGCGTTGGGGCACTCCCCAGTATTGCGCATTGACAAGTCGGTAGGCCACAGCTCCGTACCCTGCGTGCCCCCCCACTTTCCACGCTGTCGAACAAACTGATCTGTCCCGGTAAGTCGCAGCAATTCGTTGAGTACGGTTTCAAAGTCTTTCCCTCCGTTCGATGATAAAGCCCCCGGTACATTTTCCCAGATCACAAACCGCGGGTATTCCCAACCGGTTGCCTTCAGCATCTCCAAAATAATGCGTATCGCCTCGCGGAACAGCCCGGAACGGTTTCCGTCCAGCCCGGCGCGTTTTCCCGCAATACTCAAATCCTGACACGGGCTGCCAAACGTGATAATGTCCACCGGCTCGATGTTCCCGCCGTCAATGTCCGTCACGCTGCCCAAGTGCTTCATGCCCGGCAGATGCGTCTTTGTCACGGCGATAGGGTAGGGCTCCACCTCGCTGGCCCAAACAGGCTGCGCACCGCACATCGCCGCACACAGCGGCATCGTGCCGGACCCGTCAAACATGCTGCCCAGCTTCACATTTGCCGCGCCCTTTCCCGTGTCAATGGCTACCCTCGCCACGGCACGCTGCACAAAAAACAGCGCGTTCGGCAGCGTCATGCCGTTGCCCCACATCTTGTACTCGGCGCTGTCAGTATGTAACTCGTTGTGCCACGCTGCCAGCTTGTCCGGCTTTTCCAATACGCTTTTCTGCGGCCTCTTGCCTTTGATCGCGCAGTCAGTTGTGTATACATGCCGCCAGAACGCCGCAGTTTCCTCCGGCATATCCGCCGTCAGCTGCTCGATTTCGCCCCATCCATCCGGGAACCCTTGCAATCTGCCGCACTCCACCGGCATCAGGCGGCGCACTATGTATTTCGGCTGCACATTTTCGCCTGCCTTCTGCACAAATGATTTTCCCTGTCCGCCGCCGCACTCTCTGCTTTGCAGTGTCGGTGCCGGCGCGTCCGCGCTGTAACACCGCTGTTCCTGCGCTACTCCCGGCGTCAGACACCCCGTATCGTAGGCCACGCCGTGCCTGTCCACCGTGTTCAAGGTAAAGCTCACATCCTCTCCTACGCCCGTTCCGTTCATTCCTGCATCCCTGTCAATGATGTTCCCTTGCAGGGCCACAGCTTCGCTTTTGTGCGCTATGATCGTTCTGTCATGGTCTGTTGTCAGCGTCGTCGCCGTGTTCATCTGGCTTTCAGCACCGCTCTGCGTGCTGGCTCTGCACAAAACATCCACTACCATCGGCGTATTGCCCCCCCCCGGTGCCGTATCTCGCAACCACACATCCGGCCACCTTCACCGGCCCCACGACCCGTGAATCCGCCGGGTGTGTGTCAAACACCCACGCCATCGTCCGCCTCTCCTTCATCCAGCGTCATGGCCACGGCATACCGGTCCTTAAAATCCGCCAGATCCCGTGCCTTGCCCGCCAGATGCCACACCCAGTCCTTGTAGACCTCCAACCTGTGCGCATCCGCCTTCGCTGCTTCTCGCCATCCTGCGTCCCGTCCGCAGCACCATGCCGCGCATACACCCAGCACCGATACCGCGATCACCGTTGCCGTAACCATCCTCAACATTGCCCCTTTCAAAATTTATCCATCTTGTGCCGGGTGCAGGGTCCGGCCCTGCTCTCTGCGCCTGCATCTGCAAGCGCCACCCGCCCTATAACAAAGCAGGGCAGCGGCTATCAGCACCGCCGCCCCGCTCTGAGTATTTCTGCGCCCCGCTGTTAGCACTCAGCAGGGTAATTTCATGGTTTCCGCCGGGCTTTTCCGCCCTCCAACGGTCTCCATCGTTCCGTTTACTTCACACGGCGGGAACAGCTTTTGCGGCAGCCGCCGCTTCGCTTCTGCATCCGTTTCGCGCCATGCCTTCGGTTCAGGGTTCGGCTCGTAATTCCTGCACCCTGCGTCCAGCCCGTTACAGGCGCGGCAGTCCGCCCGCGTGATGGTATAAACAAACCTGCATTGCTGCATACAATCCTCCTAAGTGGGCTCGCTTCTGCCGCCCTTCTTAAAACGCCGTGCACATTTCAGCCACAGCACCCCGCCGGGCGGCTCTGCCACCACCCGCGCAGGTCCGTACTGCCGCAGCCCGCGCAGCTTCTCCGGCCTTTCCGGCGGCACCCACGGTTCGCGCTTCCAGTTCCAGCACCCTGCATAGCCGATCAGCCGGCGCAGGTTTCTGTACACTTCTTCCACCTGCTCGCCCGTTATCTCAAGCTCTGCCCGGAACTCCGCCCACATCTGCGCCAAATCCCAAGCGTCCGCCTCCTCCGCCTGCACATCCGCCGGGGCCGTAATCGTCACATCCAGCACGCCGCATCACCCGCATTTCTTCCACATCTTGTCCGGCTTCATCGGTGCCATGCCGTGCATGGCCTCATACATTTCCTTGGCCTGCATCCTTGCCACCTTCCGCGTGATCCGCCGCGCTGCCTCTGCCAAGTCCAGCCCATAGCTCCACAAAAGCAGGGCACACAGCCCATACGCCAGCGCCGCCAGCATACCAACCACAAATCCGCCCACCGTTTCTCGCTCGGCGCTCTGCACGATCTGGCAAACCGTCACGACCACCATCCATGTACCGCCCATGTTGCATACAGCGCTCACGCCCTGCAACAGCATTCTCTTTCTCCGCAGCTTCTTCATCATCCAACCCGCCTTTCTTCGATCCACTTCTGTAAAAACGCTGTGTAAACCGTGTAGCAGTCATTCTTCGTCAACCCTTCCACACGGTCTATCACTTCACCGAACGGATACACCCCGCCAAAAATTCCCGCTTTCAGCTTGTCCACGCTCATGCGGTATCCCTCGCACCGCAAAATCTCGCAGGCATCCGCCAGCGGCAGGGTAGGGGTTCTCACATCCTCGATCCGCATACTGCGCACCGCCTTTCTTTTTCTCTCTGGTGCCGCGTGCTGGTATCGGACCAGCCGTGCAGGGCAAATGCCCAAGCCCTGCACGCCGACCTCGGCGCGGCTCATGTAAACCCCGGCGTGAACAGGCTGCCGGGGCGGGGTGTAGGCTCTGTCCGTTTCACATTGCCCTTGCCCCTGCACTTTACCCGTGCCGGGTGCCGACAAACTTACCCGCTGTCAGCCGCGGAATGGCCCGTCACTTGTTACCGGGTCAGCCCCGCCGGACCTCATGCGGACACGGCGGCGGCATAATAGTGCCGGTCTTTCCCGGCTGTCAGCCATGTGGTTATAGAGAATAGGAGGTTTTCTGCGGGTCCACGGCTCTGAACCGTGCTGCAAACGCCGTCGCTAAGCGCCCCGCCCATATTCCGGCGGTCTCCCGCCGGGGATCAGTTCTCTAAAATGTCATCCACAGAAATTTGCCCGGGCAGCACATCTTCCTCCATCCACCAACGGAACACATCTTGCCCTGTACCGCCCGTCATCCAGCTTCCGTCCATCTTTCCGCGCGCTCTGCGCTCATCAAGCATCCTGTCAAAGGCTTGTATGTAGAGCTTCTCGTAAGCAGGCCAGCGTCGGAACTCCGCATACCGTTTCTTGCTCGCCATCGGGCAGCCGATACAGCCAACGCGGCTGAACTCACATTCATACAACGGATTGACAGGCACCTTTGCATCCTGCAAAAAGCTCCATACTTGATTGTCTGTCCAGTCCACAATGGGGTTTACTACGCGCTTTGCGGCCACCTTGCACCCCTCAAAGATTTTGCTCGGCTCCTGTTCTTCGCCTTTCAAAACGATTTTGTTCTCTTTGTTCCGGGTGTACGCTTCAAAAACGCCTCTGTCGCGCTTTCTTCGGCTGCTTTCCGCCCACCGCACGCCAGTCGTGATGAACCGCCCGTTTCCGCCCTGTTCTTTCAGCACAGCGCAGCAGTACCGCATGATTCGTGTCGGCGGCATCAGCTTTTGCGGGATCAAGTCCCACATGCTTGTGCGTTTTCCCTTATAAACGGGGTAGTTGATGGTGCATTTCACGCCCAGATTTTCAAGTCTGGCAAACTCCTGCCGTACAAACCGCACTGTCTCCGGCGCATCTGCTGTTGTGTGGTTGTGTTGTATTTCAAAGGGAATGCCCGCCCGCCGGGCCAACTCCACGCACACGCTGCTGTCCTTGCCGCCGCTGGTCGTTACCACCAGCGGCGTTCCGTAATACTTCAGCGCCATGTCGCTTGCCGCTTTCAACCGCCCGATGGCGATCTTCTCCGGGTCGCCGCTTGTCGGCAGGGTCACAAGCCCCCAATCCTCGCTCATTCCGGCTTCACTCTCCTCGGCAGTGCAATCGTTACGCCCTCGCTAAGAATTTCTTTATCGTCTTGTTCCAGCATCAGCCGGATCATGCCCAACAAGTCGGCTTTCGCCTGCTCTCTGCCTACCTGTTTTTCCATCACGCTCACAACGCTGCGTGCCACAATGGCCGCGGCCATCATGGACCCGCACACGCCGCCCTGCGCCATCACGGCAAACTCTGTCGGCGGGTTCCCGTTCTCGTCCTGCTGCCACATCACCTTGATAAAATTCTCATTCATTGTCTCCGCCGTCCTTTCCCTGCGTCTTTGCCTGTGCTTCAATTTCTTCATCCGTTGCATCCAAAGCGAACTTCACGGTTTCCAGCAGGCATTTTTTCGCCTTTTCTTTGCCGCTGTACTGTGCAATGGTTTCGCAGGCGTGGCGCACCATAAGGCAGGCTACCGTTGCTTCCTCCGTCGCGCTTGCCTCCGTGTCAATCACAACGTTCTCCGCCGCCCCGGTTTTCGCGTTATTCTCCCACGAAACCTTTACATACCCTTCATTCATCGGTTTCTCCCTTTCTTCCGCACTCCCGGATGATCTCGTCAACCTTCATGATCGCACCGTTGTATTCGGCGCTCCTGCGTTCCTCCTGCACATCTGCCAACATCGTGCCCAGCAGGTACGCGGCGGCCATAATGTTCTGATGCTCGCTGTGTCCGTCTGCTACGGTGCACATTCCGTCGTTGTCATCCTGCCAGTACACAGCAACCCGGTGCCGCTTCGCCCGCTCCGCTTTCCGCTCGGCGTTCTTCTTCGCGGCGATCTCCCTGCGCAAGCTCTCCACCACAGTGGCGGCCTTGCCCCATCCATTTTGCGCGTCGTACCCGGTGCCGTTGATCTTCGTCATTCCCGGCCAGAATGTCATAAGGATGTACCTGCCGTACAGCTTGTCGATTCTCACCGGCGTATTCTCGTTGTACCCGCTCAACTTGTACAGCAGCGCCGACGCTTCCTCTTTCGTCATGCTCTCGTGTCTGCTGTACATTGCGTCTTGCTTGTCCGGCTTCGCCGCGTTGAACAGCGCCGCCAGTAAAGCGGCTTCTCCGATGCCTTTCACATTTCGTTCCATCTTCACACCATCCTTTCCAAGTATCATTACTTCCGGGTTCTTGATTTTCAGTGCATCAACCCCCAGCCAGCGCCAAGGCCCCAGGCCGCCGCCATCTTGTGGCAGGTCGTCCGGCAAATCGTCACCGAGCATTACCTTTTCCGGCAGCTCGCAGGCCCGCGCCATCTCGTGCCGCAGCGCCGTCAACCACGCATCAAGCCTGTCGTCGTGCTTCACGCCGCACCGCCGTCCTTCTTCGGCTCGTCCTCGTGCGCACCGCTCACCAGCGCCGCGCCCTCGATCATATACCCGATCTTCTCCTGCGCATGGTCCGGCAGCTTTCGCAGCGTCTCCACCATCTCGCGCATTTCCTTTTCTTTTTCACTCATGGTTTCACCCTCTTTGTCTTTTCTCTCCTCCCGTGCTACAATGGCAGGGGAAGGAGGTGTAAATTTTGAAAATAAATCTTGATTGCGTCCGCGATGTAATGCTCTGTGTTGAAGCAAACACCGGCCTGCATCAGCGCTGTTATTTCATCGACTATGCTTTGAACAGCGCACAGGAGTTTGTCGGCGATTTGTCTCCCACGCCTGACTATCAAGCCGAACTGGAAACGAAGTATCACAACGAGGAATTGCTCTACCACTTGAAATACTGTATCGAATCCGGCTTGCTTTCCGTGGACGGCCCTGTCGGCCTGTACCAGACGTGGGTTTGCGACCTCACGCCTAAAGGCCACGACTTCCTTGCAAACATCCGCAGTAAAAACGGCTGGAATAAAGTCAAGTCTCTTGTTTCCAAGGCCGGTTCCAACTGCGTTGACGTGGTTATTGAAGTCGCAAAAGCCGTTGCAGTGGAAGCAGCAAAAAACACTTTGCTGTCAGGCGGATAATTTTCCGCCATCCCTGCCTTTCCACCAGTGCCCGTGTGCCCTCAAAGGGCGGCGGGCGCTTTCCTTTTCTTTTGGCATCGGCAACAATGCACCGCGCAATCGCACTGCTTAAAATGTGTTTCGCTTTGCTCACCTGCTTTCCCGCGTGTGTATTCCCACATTTTTTGCATTTGTTTTGTGGAATATCCACATAATATCACACACAAATGTGTCTGTCAACACATTTTCAGAAAAATATGTGTTGACTTCCACAATTCGTTGTGTTATTGTGTGTTCAAAGGAGGTGTGCTATATGAATGAGCGACTTATCACAGTCCGAAAATACTTTCATCGGACGCAAAAAGACTTCGGCGATGCTCTCGGCGTCAGCCGTGATGTCATTGCCAGCCTTGAAAGCGGCCGCGTTCCTATAAAGGACGCATTTGTCAAACTCGTCTGCCGCGAGTTCGGCGTCAACGAAACATGGCTGCGCACCGGCGCAGGCTCCATGCTGGATGAATCCAAGCCCTCTATCCTCGCCCGCTTGGCCGAGGAAAAGCAGCTCACCCCGCGTGAACAGGCCATCGTCTCCGCATTTATTGACCTGTCCCCGCAGGACCGCGCCGCTATCATGCGCTATATGGATTCTCTTGTTGAAAAGCTCTCCCAGACCCCGCCCGATCCTCAAAAAAAAGACTTCGATACCGCATCTTCCTCCGACGGGTAGACTGATCCGCCTGGCCGGAGGGAGTTTTCCCGCCCCGCCCAACAGCAAAAAGGCCAGAACCACACCGGTTCTGGCCTTTTATGTTGCAATTTATTCTTTTGTGTGTTACTATGTTCTTAAATCAATACAGATGCGTGCCGCTGTTCCGTTTCCTCCGGCCCGCATCCGCTTTGCCATAGCAGGGGAGACCCTGCTATTTTTTATTTAGGATGTGTAAATCTATGAACGATCAAAAGCCCGATACCGGCAGCCGCTTTTCTTTCGTCCTCTCACTTGTCATCTTTGTTCTTCTTTCTGTATTTATTGTTAAATTTGTTGTCCGCGTTTTCACCCCAAGCAAAACACAGCCTCCCGCGTATTCTTCCTCTGCCTCCTCCGTCTCCTCTGCCGCCCCCACGCCGGAACCAACCCCCACCGCCACGCCGGAGCCAACCCCGCACCCGGAGCAGGCCGACGCGGATCGCGTCGGCTACCCGCTGGATCAGTACCTCAATATGAAGCAGACGATGCTTGACTGCGGTTTTGATGAAACCACCATCCGTCTTGTCAAAGCCATCGGCACAAACGAGGCATACTGTAACTGGGGCAAATCCGTCGTCAAGATTCGTTTCGATGCCGATTATAAGGTCTGCCGCATCTATGCCGGTGATACAGATATTTACAACAACGGTGCCGTTGTCGGTGACGTAAACGACATTCTCGTGTCGTCCATGCAGTACGCCACCCTCTGCAACTCCGCCCAGTCCGATGTTTCCAATTATTTGAAGTCTCCCTCCACCGCCGTGTACCCGGATGTTCTCGGTGACGACTGGACCGTTGTGCGCGATTCCGATTACTTCTATGTAAAGTCCTACGTTGATTCACAGAACGGTTTCGGCGCAACGCTCCGCACCAATTTCATCTGCCGCTATACATGGAGCGGTATCGACTGCACCACCCCCGCGCTGTATGATGTCTCTTTTGATAACTGATCTGCCGTCCCATAACTTATAGGTGATATTCCCCCAAAGCTAAACACCACAATCTTGCGTCTAACTTGCGTTTAGCTTCAAGATCTTTTCGTTTTCGCCGTTACTATGCGCATTTTAACTTGCTTATAACTTGCTTCTATCTTTTCATGTCAGGAGGTGCTCCCGTGCTCTGCATAAAATGTAAACAGGAAATCCCGGATATATCTGTATACTGCATGTTCTGCGGCAAAAAGCAGGCGTCCGCCTCCGCAGCCCCCGTCAAAAAGCCTCATAACCCCAACGGCACCGGCACAGTTTTCAAGCGTGGCCGCACCTGGTCTGCCCGCGTCCGCGTCAAGCGCCATGGTGTCATCGTTTCCGAGCGCACCAAGGGCGGCTTTGCCACCCGTGCCGACGCCATCAACTACCTGCCGCAGCTCCGCGCAATGGAAAACGGCGGCGCAAAGTCACACACCGTGGACGAGATTTTCCAGATGGTCCAGCAGTCCAAAAAGTGGCTTGAAATCACCCCCGACAAGCGCAGCCACTACATGACTGCCTACAAACGCATGGAGTGCATCTATGATCGGGACGTTGCCAGCCTGCGCTATTCTGAATTGCAGAATCTTGTTGACGGCATTGATGGCGCGTTCTACCCCAAGCGCGATGTCAAGACGATTCTGCAAAAGATCGTTGACATGGCCGTATTGGAGGAAGTCTGCCCAGCCAGCAAATCCCAGGTGATCCGCTGCATAGAGCTTCCCAGCAAGCCGCTTACCAGTAAGGACGCACGCACGCCAGAGGAAATGCACGCCATCTGGAATGACTGGAATAAAACTCACGACCTTATCACCGGTTATGCCCTCATTATGGCCTACACAGGTATGCGTACCGGGGAGCTGTTCGCACAGGATGTCACGCGGGTAAACCCCGCCGGGCAGGTCATTGTCGGCGGCATCAAGACCGAGGCAGGCAAAGACCGCGAAATTCCCCTTGCCGATTGTATCGTGCCCATCGTCAAAGCCGTCATGCCGCAGGCCCGCTATGGTATGGTAGCCTACGACGAAAACACCTACTATTCCAACTGGGCGCAGATGGTCCAGCGCACCGGCATCCGTCCCTTGGGCAGCTATTGCCAGCGCCACACCTGCTACACGAGATTGCACGAGCTTGTGCCCGCCGTTTCCGACGTCGTTATAAACTCTATCGTTGGTCACAGCAATTCCAAAATATCCAAGCTCGCAAATTCCTACGGCCACATTTCACTTGCCGCCAAGCTGGAAGCTGTCAACCGATTAACGCTATAACAAGGAACGTATAGACTTGCACTTTGACTTGTCCGAATATGTAATAATTTTGCAATCTAAATATTATGCAATTTTCGGCCTTTTACAACGCCTTTTTGGGGGTTGTTTGTGTGGAATAATTCTCAAAAAAGTAGATGTATCGCGGTGTGTACGCGGTGTGTTCTTCCTTGAACAAACAGTCGTACATTCGATGTTTTTCTTCATTTCCTCGCCCCTGCTAAGGGCGTAGGGTGGGAAACCGCCGCGAGAGTTCAAATCTCTCTTACTCCGCCAAATCAGCCGATATTTAACGCTAACACGTTGAATATCGGCTGATTCTTTTTATGCTTTCCGTTCGTAAACATTCGTAAAAAACGTCCAAAAAACACGGAGAACCTTGCTGGGTGTGTACGCCGGTGTGTACTATGGTGTGTACTGCGGTGTGTACAATCTTTGTTCCCCACATAGCATCGTATATTTTTTCATTTCCCGCTGTCACTCCCGCCATTTTCGTTGCCTCGCAAAAACACTCCCGCCTCAACTCGTTCCAAGTTCTCTCCAAGTTTCCTCCAACAAATACCAAAAGCCCCGGCAGGCCGCACGGTTCCTCACCGTACCACCCGCCGGGGCTTTCTCATTGCGTACTACTGCTTGCTCTCATGCTCCACAGCGCACTTGATGATCTCACTCAACAGCTCTGCCCGGCTCTCGCCGTCCTTCACCGTCAAGCCCATCTGGCACGCCAGCTCCACAAGCTCGTCATAGTCCAGCTTCTCCAGCGCATTTTTCCCGCTCTGGCCGCTCGCACCGCCCAGTGCCGCATCAATAACTGTCCCCGCGCCGTCTTTCTCCACAGCAGCCTTGCCAGCCGCCAGCAGCTTCACCAGCTTTTCCGGCACATTCGCACCCATAGCCGCGGCATTTTCCACAATGGAGCCAAGCTCCGTGAAAATATACCATACCAGCACCACCGGCAGGATCACCGCGCTGTAATTGATGCCGATGCTCGGTATGCTCTCCACAGCCATGTGCACCGCCGCATCGGTAATGGCAGCCACCACCACCACAAGAAACATCCCGCCCTTGTGGTAAATGCCCTCTCTGGCAACCTTGCTCGACCACTCGCCGTTCTTGCAGGCGGCAGCACTGCCGCTGATGTAGTCCACCGCCATGCAGGCTACCCACACCAAGGCCAGGCAGCCCACAACGCCAAATGCAGCCGAGTACATCCCGGCCACCGCCGCGATTGCACCCTTGATCGCCAAGAAAATGTTCTCGTTGTTTTCCATGTCGTTTTCCTCCCCGCCTTGTTCGGCGGCCATCGTCAGAATGGTTTCTTCATTTTCGCGGTCAGTCCGCGTACTTTGCGTGGTAATACCTGTCGTTGTCCAGCCCGTACTTCTTCGCCAGCAGGTAGAACTCCATCGCCGCCGCGTTCGGCAGCATCACCGGGTCAAGGCTGATGGTCTGCTTCGTGTGCTCGGCAGGCGCAGCCGGCGTATTCGTGGCATCATACTGCGTCAGGTTGAACTTGTCCACCACTTTCAGCAGGTTTTCCGTGTATGTCGGGCTGGTCGCCCAGCCGTCCTCCCGGATGTACTTGCAGGCCGTGGCAATGTCGGTGCATCCCACAAGGTTCTTGTACCGCTCCATGCCCGTCAGCTTCGCAATGTAGTCCTCCACACAGGCCACCATCGTGTCATACTTGCGGAACGGTGCCGTAATGGTAATGTACTTGCTCCCGTCCCACTCCTTCGTTGCCTTGCTGTACACAGCGCCATTCCAGCCGGACCCCTGCTTGATGCCAAACAGGTTGTTTGCCTGCACGGCCAGTTCGCTTGTGCCGTAGGCGCTCTCCAAACAGGCTTGTGCAATGCACAGGCTCGGCAGCAGCTTTGCCGTCTGACACCGGCTCTGGCATTTTTCAACCATGATCTTGATAAACTGCTCCTGCGCCGTCTGCCCGCCACTCGTCTGCTCACCGGCCAGCCGCGCCGTCACCGTCTTGGCGATCTCCGCAAACTTCGATTTCAGGTACGGCCCGGGGCAGGCGGTAGCGGTGTAAAAGCAGTGCATTGTCAGGCTGCCGTTTTTGTCGCCGGTGTATTCCAGCTTCGTCATGCCGTTGCGGCGGCAAATATCAGTGCACAGATCCAGCAGCGCGGCCATGCTCTTGTCACTCACATGCCAGTTCGGCGCACCGCCGTCGTTCGCCACCTCAATCGTCACCGCCCTGTGGTCATTCCACGGGCTGGACGAACACCAGCTGCGGTTTGCCTCATCGCAGTACAGCCCGATGTTGCCGTTTTTGTCAATGGCGTAGTTGGCGCTCATCTGCCTGCTCGGCTTTGCCACCAGCGCACCAAACTGCGGCAGCGTCAGGCTGCCCGCCATGTGGTGGATTGTGATCTTGCTGATCTTCTGGTTTCTCGGCGCGTTGCAGTTGGGGGACAGCTGCGTATAGCTCACCAATCCGCTGTTACTCATCGTCATCACCGCCCTTTCCGCTGCTAAGTTCCTGTTCCATTTCCTCGGTCAGCTCCATGCTTTCGTTTTCGTTCATTCCGTTCAACCCCTTTCGTGTCAAACCTACAAATCAAAAATATCCCCGCACAGCTCCCGGCTCATGTCGTCCGCCTGCGCGGTCTGTTCCTCCGTAGGATCATAGCCGCCCAGCTGGTGGATCACATCATGCTGCACGCGGATGATCTCGCTTTGCAGCTCCACCACCGCGCACAGCTTTTCGATCACTGTCGCCTCGGCCATAAGGCAGTTGTCCATATTCTTCACCTACGATGTTCAATGTTATCTCGTTGAGCCGCCAGCGCAGCGCACCGCTGTTCGTGTGGTCCATCATGCCGCGTATGCTTGCCACCCGCCGTTTGTACTCCGCCGCAGTAATAACACCGTCCCGCACATTCTCGCTGATCTTGCGTACCTCGCGCTTCATCCGCCGTGCCGTGCTTTTGCGCAGTACCGCGTGCGTTGCCCAAACCCGCTGCCCCACAAACTCAATGCCCATGCTCACTGGCCGTATGCAGGTCTTGGCGTTCAGGTCAAGGTGCAGCATCTCGCTCAAAAATGCCGCAATCGCCGCATGGCACTGCTTCAGATGTTCCTTGTCCGGCCCCAGCACCAGTATGTCGTCCATGTAGCGGATGTAGCAGTGCAGCTTCAAGACATGCTTGCAATACTGGTCCAGCTCGTTCAACACAATGTTCGCAAACATCTGCGACAGCAGGTTGCCTATCGGCATCCCCACGTTGTACAGCCAGCTTTCAAACGCCACGTCCTCCGGCTTCTTGCCCGGTGGCAGTCCAAACGGCTCGTTCGGATTATTGATCACCCGTTCCAGCAGGGTCATAACATCCGGGTCCGTGATCCGCCTGCCCAGTATTTCCAGCAGCACCGCATGATCCACGCGGTAGAAGTATTTGCTTATGTCCAGCTTCAGGTAGTACCAATCCGGGTATATGCTTCGGTCTATCTGCCGCAGCCAGTATTGCAGCCGCCCAACAGCCTTGTGGCTCCCTTTGCCTACGCGGCAAGCGTAGCTGTCTGTAATAAATGTGCGGTCAAAATACGGGTTCAGCAGTTGGTACACGCTCCACTGTACAATGCGGTCACGGTAGGACAGCGCCATCACAAGCCGTTTCTTCGGCACTTGCACCCACAAATGCCGGTAGCCGCCCGTGCGGTAGGTGCCGGCCCTCACATCCCGCTGTATGTCCAGCAGGTTGCCGTCAAGATTCTGGTGGAAATACCGCACTTCCTCGCGGTATCTCTTTCCCTTGCGTGCGTTGCGGTTTGCCCGTTCCAGCCACGCAAAGTCCGTCATAACAGCAAAGGCACCCGGCCCAATGACCGTGTGCCCATCTTCTGCCCGTGCCAGCGCTACCGGCTCTCCGAGCTTCTTACTCATAAATTTTTACTTCTCGCTCCGCCCGGTGTCGCATCTCTGCTTCCCGGGCAATTCACATTTTTTCCCGGCTCTCCACCAGGAACGGAAATGCGCTCCTTTAAGTTCACACACCGACTGCCGCTCGTAAGCCGCAGCCCTCTTATCCGGCGTAAACCTCCGCCACCTTGCGTGTGTTTGATCGTAAAGCGCAGCGCCCGCCAATATTCCAGTTGGTATTCGAGCGCGGGTTGTTCAGGTTCAAGTTGAACACGCCCGCATTGCCGCCATTGTTCCAGTTGCCGCCGCGATTCGGGCACCGCCGTAAAATAGCACATTCCCGGTTTATGAAAAACATCCGCTTACTGTTTCAGCGTTTTCAAATAGCCGCCCAGTAACCGTCCGATTTCATCGTTCATTTTCGCCCACACTTCCCGCTGGTGCATGGTAAGGGGCGGTTGCATTTTATCACCGTAGAAATCCTTATCACTTGCCATCACTACCAGCTCGCGCAGCCATGCCAGCTCAACGTCCAGCGTTTGTGTGGTCGTTTTCTTGTAGCACTTCTTATCTAACTCAACCGTCATTCTGTACATGCTGATCATGGTGCGGCGCATTTCATCGGCAAGCTCTTTGCTTTTCCGTGGGAACGTCATTGTCAGCTTATATCCATAATGCAGCATTTCTTTGGTTTTCTCGCGCAGCCAAAACGGTTGGTATTGTGCTTCGCCAGCCGCCCGCTGGGGCGGCACCTCGGCATTTCTCGGCACAGTCAACACCTCCTGTAAAATTCGGCGCGGCTCAAAGCCGCGCGGGGTTTGTGTCTGCGCTATCGCGCAGACCCCAGCGCATCAGGGTCCAGCTTACTGCTTTACAAAAGCGCAGCGCCCGCCAAAAGCCCAGTAGGTATCCGAGCGCGGGTTGCCCAGGTACAAGCCGAACACGCCCGCACTGCCGCCATTGCCCCAGCCGCCGCCGCGAAACGGGCACCGCTCATCCGCGCCGTTGTTGAAGTAGAAGTAGTCACCGCCGTAGGTTGCATCAATGCCGGTGCCCGTCAGCGCGGTGTCCGGCATCAGCGCAAGGCTCATAAGCAGCAGCTTCGCGGCATCGCCTACGGTAGAATCCGCGGTAACATCCTTGAAGCTGCAACCGCGTCCCTCGTCCTTGCGGTCCGTCATGTTGGCGCTCCACACGCCCTTGTTGCTGATAAAGTCCAGCTTGACGGAACCCTCGGTAGTGCCGTTCCCGTCCGGGGTGATCAGGGTTCCGTCGCTTGCCTTGATGGCTTTCCATGCGGCAGAACTTGCGCTCGAATCGCAGGAGCTGTCGGCGGCATTGTTGTCCGCAATGATTTGCAACTCGCCCTTGACCAGACGCAGGCCAAGCACCCACTCCCAGACGTTGCCGTTCATGTCAAAAATACCGTCCATCTGGCCGTTGTGGCTCCAAGTGATCGGACCGGTGCCGGTCAGCACACGGGCGGTCTTGTTGTTGTCCTGCACACCCGGCGCAGGAATGGCGATGTACCCGCTCTCGCTGGTATCCTTGCCGTAGTTGTTGTTGCCCTTCGGCTCGCAGCCGTTCTTGTGGCACCACAGCGCAATGGCGGCCCACTCGGCGTTGGTCGTCTCATGCCAGCCCGCGCCCTTTGCGGCGGCCTGCTGGCGGAACTGGTCGTAGTTCTGGCTGTTGGCGGGGTCCTGCGCGGGCAGGCTGTAGGCGCGGCCATTGTAGTGCTTCGTCTGGTACTTGCCCATGTAGAAGCCTGCGATCTCCTTGCCGTTCATGCGGAACGCCGGGTGTACGCTGGTGTCGCTGGTCGAAAGCACATCGCACAGGCGGAACGCCGGGATGTACACCATGATGGACGGCTCGTCCTTGTCGTCCATCAGCACATCATTGGTGGGGAACACGGCCTGCACGGCCATGCGCATTGCATCAAAGTTGTTTGCCATACTTCATTCCTCCTTAAAATTCGCCGTCCAGCTGGTTGATGTAAATGCCGTCAATGGCAAACAGGTCAAGCTCGACCTTGCTCATGTCCAGCGGCAGGCGGCGGGTCACAGTCTTGGTCTGCTTTTCGGCCATCGTCGCAGGCTCGGCGGCTTGCTCCTGCTGCTCGCCCTCGGTCACGCCTGCTTCCTCGGCGGCGCCCTGCTCGTCCGCCGGGGTGGTATCTTCGGCTGCTTCCTCGGCGCTGTCCTTTGCGTCCTCGTCCTCAACCTCCACGGTTTCGGTTTCGTAGGCAGGCAGGCGGATTTCCGCCACATAGGCACGCAGGCTGTCAAAAGCGTTCATCAGCAGGTTGCCCTCGCCGTCCGTCATAAAGTCCAGCGTAACAGGGTAGTCCTTCTGGTACTTCTGCAAGTCCAGCGCAATGCGCCCGCCGTCCAGCGTCAGCACGGTTTTCTTCACAGCGTAGGCGATCTTCTTGCCCTCGTTCAGTTCGGTAACTTTCATCACTTCATACCTCCCGTAATTTTCAAAGTCAGCACCACGGTCTTGGCACTGCCGTCGTGGCGGACCTTAAAGCTGTTCGTGCCCTTGCCGCTCACTGTAATGTCGCCCAGCCGTCCGTCTGCCACGCTCTTAACATACACGTCCACCGTGTAGTTGGTGTTCTTGCGCACGGTAGTCAGGATCACGTTCTTGTCATCGTTGCAAAACGGCCACGGGTTGCTGTTGGCGGTCAGGGTCACTTCCTTCACCTCTGCCGCTGTCTCGCTTTCCAGCGCCGTCAACCGCCCGTCCTGCGCCGTGTCCTTCGCCTTGATCCCGGCAATGTCGGTGGTGTGGGTCCCGCTGGTGCCCTCAATGGCGGCAAGCCTGCGTTCGATCCACCGCGCAAAGATCATCACGATCTTGTGCGCAAGGTTCGCATCCTCAATGCCTACCTCCATTTTGTTGAAGTGTGCCTGGTCCAGCGGCGTGCCCTCCTGGATCACCTCGCCGCCCTGGTCCTCTACATGGTCCAGCCAGAATGTGCGTTCATACATAGTCGTTCACCTCTCTTTCATCTCGTTGCCGCCTGCGCTTCCGTCAGCGGGAACACAAACCGCAAAAGCGCCGCGTTCACGCTCGTCCGTTTCACGCTCACGGCCTGCTGTCCTGCCAGCTTGTCGTTGTTGTCGTACACCCGCACGCCGGTAATGGTGTCCGCCGCGCCGGAGCTCGGCACGCTCACAAATACCACCACCGCATTGCCGGTCACGGCCTTACTGTTGATCTCGCCGTCCTGCCAGCCGCCGCCGTTGATCTGGTACTGGAACCGCCGCACGCTGCGCAGCAGGTCAGCCCGTCTCGCATTCAGGAAATCCTCGGTAAAAAATGCCATCTTCTTGCCCCTCCTTTCCCGTTACGATTTTTTCACCACGGTATGTCCGCAGCGCCTCTGGCCGCTTCGTACCGGGTTGACTTTGTAAGCGCCCACTTCCGGGGCGATCTCTGTGCCGCTCTGTCCGGCATAGCCAATCGTTGCAATGCGCGGCACCGTGCCGCTCCTGTCTCCCGCACCCGCCTCCGGGTTTGCGGCAAGGTAAGCACCCGCCGCAGGCTCCACGGCCAGCGCGGCACCTTCTGTGCGGCCCAGCGTGGCAGGGTAGGGCAGTGTACCGCAAAGCGGTATCTCCGCCGCAAAGGTGTCCGCTGCCGGTGTCAGCACCAGCCCTGCGCCCTCGGTTCTGCCCAGCGTGGCGCGGTGCGGCCATGTGCCGCAGCGGATCATCCCGCACCGCGGCACATCGTATTTGTACGCTTCGTATACCGCTCCAATTTGTATACCGTGGCGGACCATAAAGCTGATGCTGTCCAGGTGGGCGCTCTCCCGCTTGTACAGCATCACATTGTTTTCTATCACTTCCACCTGCGCGGTAACGGTTGGGTCTGTCACATTGCACACCACGCGGAACCGCCCCGGCTCTCCGCCGTAGTCAAACCATTCCTCAATGCCGCTGTCCGGCCATACGTCGCTAAGCGCCTTTTTGGCGCTCCATGCTGTACCCATGTACCGGCGCACCGCCATGCAGCTGCGGATAATGCTGCGCTTGATCTCTACCGGGTAGGTGGTATCGTACCAGTCCACTTTCCAGCTTACGGCCAGTGCATCCAGCACCATTTCCGGGCATGTGTCCAGCGCGGTGTATATCTGGCTGTCCTGCGCGTATTCCAGCAGCAGTCCGCGCATCCGCCACTCGGCGTAGGCCAGCGCCTGCGCCCACGGCTGCGCCGCCAGCGTTGCCGGTATCGCGTCCGTCAGCTTCGCTTGCCGCAGACTAATCATCTTCCAGCCCTCCGTAGTTCACGGTTTCGCTGTCGCACCGTGCAATGGCTGCCGCGCTCACCACGGTATCCGCCGGGGCTTTCAGTTTCACCCTCTTGGCCCCAGCACCGCGCACAGCGGCAATCAGCTCCGTCGGGTTAATATCCCGGCCAAGTTTGCGCTGCCATGCCTTGTAGCTTGCCACTGCGCCCGTCACGGCTTCCTGTATGGCGGCCACGTTGTTGCGGTCACTGCTGGCAATGTAGTATGTCAGGTCAATGCCGTACCCGATCTCCGCCGGGGCCTTGCACACGACCTTGTCTGTCAGCGGGCGCTTCACCTTGTCCTCGTCGGCAAAGTATGCCTGCATCTCTTTCAGCTCGGTGCTCGTCGGCAGTCTGCCGTCGTCGCCCAGCAAAAAGTAAATGTCCACCTCGCACGGCTCCGGGCTGTCGATCTTCACATCCGCCACATCGTTGCGCCACGCCTTGGCGTAGTACACATAAGCGTCCGCAGGTCCCGCGCAGCTGAACACAGAAGGTGCCAAAAACACCCGCTCGCTCAACGCATCGTCGTCCTCCGTGTCGGTGCCGCCGTGGCTGGCCTCAATATTAGTCACGCTCTCCATGTAGGGGATGGGGTCAACCAGCGTGTTGATCGCGCCGGTTTCTATCCCGTTGCTCTCGGCTCCCGCCTCCTGCGCCTGTGCCAGCACGTCCGCTGTCAACTCTCCGGCTTTCACCTCGGCATAGTCCAGCGTATTAAAGTACAGGCTGTTTTCGGTGCGCACCCGCGTTCCGGCTGGTATGCCCACAGCGTTGTTTCTCGTGTCCGCCAGCGTAAACCGCAGCATCACCGTCGCTCTGTCGGCAGGCTTGCGCACAACGCCCAGGTTCGCCGCCAGCTGGTCCAGATAGTTGCCATAGCTCGTTGCCAGCAGCTCACCGTTGCCCTTGTCCTGTATGTACTGCAATGTCTGCCCGCCCAGCATGGCAATGGCATATTGCAGCAGCTTTTCCGGCGCGGCGTCCCCCAGCACCGGGGCTGTGCCGGTCAGCTCCTTGTACTTCTCGTTGTACCAGTCGCTTACCATCTGCTTTACTTCGTCCAGCGTCAGGTATCCGATAAAGCTCACTTCCGGCGCGTTCGCCAGTTCTGCGATCTTAGACAATTTCTACCACCACCTTCGGTATCAAGATTCCCTCGGCTAAATTGCTTTCGTTCCAATCCACCCGCAGTACCCGTGCCCTCGGCTCATACCGCGCTGTTTTCGCCACAAACTCGGCAGCCATCAACGCTTTGGCACTGCTCATGGGCAGGCCCAGCGGTTCCCGGTCTATGCCAAAATCCCGGTCAAGCGCCTGCTCTCCCGGATGTGCGCTGTACAGCATCTTCAAGCACCGCTGCACATCGGCGGCGGTGCTGTCGTCGGCCCGGCCCGCCTGCAAAATGATCTCTGTGTTTTCGGTGTCGATCATAAGTATTCCTCCAACTCCACGCTCACCTTGCACTCGATCAGCGCCCCGCCGTGCAGCACCGCGCCCCACTCGTCGCTAAGGCTCGTGATCTTAAACGGGTTGTCTGCCATCGGCTGGCCGCCCAGCACAAAGTAGTAGGCGTTGGCGCTCTCCGCCATCTGCTGCAACTGGTTCAGCGTCCGGCGCGGCGGCACGCCGTCCTGCGCCCGCAGCGTCATGTCAAACCTGTAGGTCTTGCATTTCGGTCCCACCCACTCGCTGCGTACCTTTCCGTGTACAACGTCATGGCTACCCCAATCGCTGCCGCTGGTTCCGCTGATCCCTGTCGGTGTCAGTACGCGGTTGCTGCTTACGCTAAAAACCACGTTGCCCAGTGTTCCGATCATCCTGCCGCCTCCTTACTTCTCCGGCTCACCCTGCCCGCCGTCCTTGTGCTTGTGGTGTACCAGGCTTATGCCGTCCACCTTCACATCTCCGGCGGCACCATCCACCGTCACGTTCGGCGCGCTCACGCTCACATCGCCGCCGCTGCTTATGGTTATGGCCGCGCCGCCCACCGTCAGCGTCACATTGCCGTTCACGGTCTGCGTCACATCGCCCTCAATGCTCTGCGTCACATTTCCCGTCAGGGTTTGCGTTGTGTCGCCGGTTACTTCCTGCGTTATGTCCCCGGTCACTGTATGCTTTACATCTCCTGTCACTTCACGCTCAACATTCGCTTCCACCGTCACCTTCCAATCTGCGCTTACCTTTTCGGTCAGCTTCGCATTGTAGTACCGCTGTATCACGCCGTTGTAGCTCTCTGTGTCCGCGCCGTCCACCTTCAACCGCCTTGCGGCAAGGCATTTTTCAAAGTAGGCTCCCGTGATCTCCACCGTGCCCTTGCCGCCCACCGTCATGGTGTAGTCCGTGCCGCACTCCACGTTGTACATCGTGCCCGCTGTCACGCTGGCATAAGTCGTTGCTTGCAGGTCCACCGCCGCACCGGCGGTTATTCCTACGCCGCTGGCTGCGGTAATGCCCACGCTGGCCCCGGTGCTGCGCAGCGTCATAGCGCCGCCGCTCCTGGCCGTGTAAGCTTCCTTGCACTCGTCATAGATCACGCCGTTGGAATTGCGCCCGGTTTTCGTGCGGCAATACTGCGTGTACTCACCGGTGTTGGCGTCGTACCGCTCGTAGCTGTCTCCGTTCACCCGGCCATATTCCTTGCGGTACAATCCCTTGTACCCCTCGGCAGGCTTGTTGCTTGCGTTCCAGACCGTTCCCAGTGTTGCACCCGCCACGGTTCCGTTGCCGTTCATCGTGACGCTCACCGTCTGCCCGATCTCCGGCATTTTGTATTCGCCGTTAGATTGCGCATTGATGGTGCAGCTCACGCTTCCTCGGTCCGCAAACACCACCTCGTATGTGCCGTGCTTGTAGTCGATGCTGCTTACCCGGCCTGTCCGCACCTGCGGTGCCGTTGCCATCCTGCATCACCTCACTTGATGTACTTTGCGTCCACCCAACCCGTTACGTTCTTGCCCACCGGCAGCTTGCCGCATCGTGCTGCCGTGTTCGTTATGCGGTAGCGCCCTGCCACAAGGATTCCGTCGTACAGGTAATAGGTGCCGCTCACCGTGTTGCTCTTGGTCTTTGCCACGCTCGTGTAATACAGCGGGCAGTTTTTAAGGCTCACGGCGCGTCCGCCGGTTCCGGCTGTCGTTCCCGCACTGGCCGCTGCCGTTGTGCTGGCGGCGCTTGCCGCAGGCTTCGTCGTCTCGTAGGTGCTGTCGTACTTCGTGGCCGTTTCGCTGGCGCTCTTTTCGTGTATCTTTATGCTGCCGCCCACCTGCCACGCATAAAACGGGTCGTCAATACCGCTGGCCTCTATCTTGCAGCTGAATCCGTTGCGGTCAATCGTCCGCGTGGTTTTGTCCACAAAATACTTGCCGTCGATCTTCGGCCCAAATCCCTCGATCCGCACGTTGTTCCCGGCAAAGATGATAAAGTTGCCACCAATGGTAAAGCTGATCTTCCGGCTGCCGTGGTTGGCATCGTTCAAGGCTGCCACCAGCTGCGCCGCGGCATCCGCCACGCTGCTCGCATACTGGTTCAGGCTCTTGGTGCGTTTTCCGCCGCCCACGCTGGCCGTAATGTCTATGTCCTTGTCCTGGTCGGTGTAGGCAAATGTGCCGCCGGTGTAGGTCCCGGCCAGCGTCTCTGTGTAGGTAAAGCTGCCCGGCTTCATGGCCGTGCGCGGCACATCCTGCACGGCACGCTTTCCCTTGTACCGTTCTCGGTCATATACCCACAGCTTGTTTGCGTACACCTTCAGCACAAGTCCATAGTCCTTGCACAGCTTTTGGTAAAACTCGCTGTCGCTTTCGTTCTGCTCGCGCTTTTCAATGTCGTGGTCGTCCCCGTCATAGGCAAACCCCAGCCCGTACCGCCCGGCAATCGTCGCGCCGATGCGCTGTATGCTGGTATTCTTCCATATATCAGTCCGTTCCTGCTCGCTGAAATCCGTCTGTGCAGGCTTGCTCACGCCGCCCAAGGACAGCCTTCCCGGCGCGTCGCCGTACTGCACATCGTCCAGTACGAACAGGCCGCAGTCCATATCCCAGCGGTCATTTTCAAGGTTCCAGTCAAGCCCCGTCACCTTCGGGTGCAGCGTTGCGCCCTGCTGCGGCCACCAGCTGTTAAGCCACTTTTCGTCCCGTGCGTTTACCTTAATGTCCACGCTGTCGCAGGTATCGCTTGCGCAGTCCGTGTAGGTCAGGCTCTCCACGTCCGGCCCGATCTCATCGCTCACCGGCGTGCTGTTGTACCAAAGGCTGATCTCGGTGCGCCTTGCCTTTACGCTCGTTGCCATTTGCTATCCCTCAAATTTCCACGGCGGCAAAAAGCCGCTCTTTTCCTCCGGCAGGGCAGGGGTGGCAAGCACCACCCCTGCATCAAAGCGGAAAACGTTGATCTTCGTTGGGTTCTGTTGCATCAGGTAGTCGGCATACCGCTCCGCGCCGTACACCGTCTTGGCAATGCTGTCCCATGTGTCGCCGCTGATCGTCGTATAGCTCACACTCTCCGCCTCCTTACCTTGCGTAGGCCGTGCGCTGCTGCTTGCGCATCATCTCGTTGAACCACTGTTCAAACTGGTCCTTCGCGTCCGTCATGGCGCTCATCATCACGTTGTAGTCTGCGTTGCCCTGTATCGTGATGTTCGGGCTGAACGTAAAGCTTCCGCCGCCCACCGCCGTGGTTCCGCCGGGTGCAGGGGAGCCGCCGCCAATGTCGGCCACCTCCACGCGGTCCGTCGTCAGACTTCCCGCGCCGGCCACGCTGGCCGCCTGCACCGGGTCAACGCCCAGCATTTGTCCGGCCTTCTGCCAGTTCGCAATGTTGGCGCTGCGCACGCTCGGGTCAAAGCTGATTACTGCCTCCGTGCCCGCCTCACCGGCAATGCTCACGCCGTCGGTAAAGCCGCCCTTTGCCAGCATGGGTATCTCGTTCATGTGTAGGCTGAATGTTCCGCCTCCGCCGGGCAGCCAGTCCGGGATGGTAACGCCTCCGCCCACAATGGAGTTGATTCCGCGGATCGCGCCGTTGATCACTCCGATCACCGCATTGATGGGAACCTTGCACAGCTCCACCAGCGCCGAAAAAGCGTTGCCAAAGATAGACTTCACGCCTTCCCATGCCTGCGTCCAGTTCCCGGTAAACACTCCCGTGATAAATTGGATCAGCCCGTCAAACACGCCCTGCAAGCTCATCACCACGTTGGAGATGTTCGCAAAAATCTGCGATACTGCCGCAATGATGGGCGGTGCCACCGTTGCCACCACATTGACCAGCACCATCACAATGTTTTCAATAACGGGTAGGATCGTCTGGATTGCGTTTCCGATCAGCGTTGCCACATTCATCACCGCCGTGCCGATGTTCGTCACCAGCGGCCCGATCTGCGGCGCTATCGCGTTAAAGGCGTTCAGCAATCCCGGCAGCAGCGTTGTGCTCACCCAGCCAAACACCTTCTCAAACATCGGCTTTACGGTCTGCGTGCCAAAGTTCACGATCTGCTGGAACACGCCGATCACGCTCTGCCCAATGCTTACGATGTTGTCAAAGCCCGTTCCCGCGTTCTCGCCGAACATCCCCACAATCGCCGTGCGCACGCTCGCCAGATTCTCCGGGCTGAATATCCCAACGATCCTGTCCTTCACCGTCGTTATGGTATTCAAAAATCCGTCAAACACCGCAACGCCGTTCTCGCCAAACACATTTCCAATGATGCCGCGTATATCGTCCAAGTGGTCGCCCAGTATGCTCACCGCCGCCACAATGGACCCGATCACCGCCACCACCGGCAGCGCCGCCGAGGCAATCCCGCCGAACGCACTGGCAAACGGGGCCACTGCCTGTACAAGTCCCGCTGCGCCGTTTGTTATCATGCCGCCAGCGCCGGCAAGCATCTGCTTTCCGGCAGCTGCCAGCGCTGCTCCTGTGCCTTGTCCGGGGTTTGCAGGTGCTCCCGGCAAGCCTACCGCCGCGTTGATGAACTGGCCTATACCGCTTATTCCTGCAACGGCACCGTTCGCCATGCCGCCTGCCAAATTCCACTGCGACTTTGCAAATCCTTTTGCGCTCGTGCCTACGCCGCCAAGGTAGTTTCCTACGCCGCCTGCCACAGCCCCCACAGTGCCCATCACTTTCTGTACAATCTGGTTCTGCGCAATAGACTGCCGCATCGTCGGCATGTAGTTCAAAAGCCCCGGCGTCATGGCCGCCTGCTGCAAAAGCTCCTCGTTGTTTCCTCCGGCAATTTTGTTTTTCAGCAAGGCCCACAGCGTTCCTACGCCCGCTCCGCTCGTGTTTCCCGTCGCTGTCACAAAGTTTTGCGCGTTCGTCACTGCGCTTCCCGCGTTCGCCACGCCGCCCGTGATCCGGCCCAGCAGTGCCGATCCGATGCTCTGCTTGCCGGTTCCCGTCGGGTTTCCGGCCACAACGTTTATGGCGCTGCCCAGCATCCCGGCTCCGCCCTTCACCACACCGCTCACGCCCTTGGCGGCCATCTCGGCCTGCGGTGCAATGCTCATGGCAGCAAACGCCCCGGCCACACCGGCCAGTATCTTTGCCACCTTCTCGCCGTTCTGGTTCAGGTAGTCAAGCCCCTGCTGGATGTATGGCATAGCGCTTTGCAGGGCATCGCCCAGCACCGTCACGCCCTTCGTTGCAATGTCGGCCAGCGTGCTTGCAAGCGTTTGCAGCTGCGGAAGGTTGTGCCGGATTCCGTTCATCACGTCAATGGCAAGTAGGCTGAACTGCTTTTTCACCGGCAAAAACTCATCACCAATGTCCTGCATCAGCGCCGTTTTTGCGTTTGCCATCATAGCGCCAATGCTTTTGCTTGTACTCGCGTTGATGATGAACTCGCGCTCCATGCTGCCCATGTATTTTCCCGGGTCCTGCACTTCGCCCAGCGTCTTGTCCAGCAAGTCAAGGTTGCTTGTTATTTTCGCGCCGCCCTCAATGGCCCATTGGTTAAACAGCGTATTTAGCGTTGCAACCTTCTTGTCCTTCGGCAGTGCGTTTATGGCGGCAAACACCTGCCGCAGCGTACCCGTACCGTCCTCCTGCATGGATGCAGCAACATCTTCCGCATCAAATCCCAGCGCAGCCCACGCTTCCTTTTGCTTCTTCGTGGCGCTCGAACCCTTGCTTATGTTCGTGTAAATGCGGGAAACCGTCGTGCCCACTCTCTCGTCAGCAACGCCGCTTGCCTGCATAGCCGTTACAATGGCCGCCGTCACCTCCGGGGCAACGCCCGCCATCTGGCCGAGGGATGCCGACTGGTTCACGCTGTTTGCGATTGCCGCAGCTGTCGTTGCGTTGTTCGCGCCCAGATAGTTTATCTGGTTCATCAGCCGCATAACGTCGTCGTGGTCGTAGTGTACCGCGTTGCCGTTCTCGTCCGTAACGGCCCGCCCGTTCGCGTCCGTCTTTGTAAACGCCTGTTCCCACTTCGCCATGTACTCGCCCGCGGTCTGGTCGTCCAAGTCCATGGCCGTTGCGGCTACGGCGGCATCGCGCAAAAGGCTTGTGTTCAGCTGCTCGTCAACGCCCTTTCCGCTCTGGCCCAGTGCGGCGCTTATGGTCGTCAGGTTTTCGGTGTCACGCGGTATCTCTGTGCTAAGGTCTTGAATGTACCGTGCCAGCTCGTCGCGGTTTTGCTTGAACGTCTTGCCGTTCTCGGCCATCGCATCGCTCACATTGCCCATGCTGTCTGCAAGGCCGTCCACATAGCGCACCACCGGCGCCATCTGGCTTTCAAACTTTTCGGCTTCCGTCGTGCAGTCCGCAATGCCCTTCACCGTAGCGGCCAGCCCAACGCCCATGACCGCCAGCCCAACGCGGCCAATAGTTCCCAGCGTTGTGCTCAACGTGCTTACCTGCTTCTGCGCCTGGCTGATCGCTGCCTGCAAGCTCGGGTCAACCTTGCCCGCAATCCTGATCGCAAGCTCTAATTCCGTAGTCTTTGCCATTCTGCCGCCACCTCATTGTTGATCTCTATAAAATCCCGTACCGGCAGTTTCAAGTAAAACTCAATGCTTGTCATCGTGGCCCCGGCAAGGCGCACCGCGCATTTGCGCAGTCCCTTGCCGCCGCCCTTTACTCGAAAAAACGGTTGCTGTTCATTGCGTTCTTGATGTGCGTCGCTTCCGCAAGGGGCATCCCGGTAAAGAACTCCTTGTCCATGCCGCTGGCGCGTGCCGCCATAAGGCAGCAGTACAGGTAGTCCAGCGCCGGTTCTGCGGCCACATGGCCCGCAGCGGCAAGCTCGTTCTCCGCCTGCGCCATATCCAGCGCAGTCAACTCCGCTGCGCCGCTCATGTCCACTTCCTTGTAGGTCTTGCCCTTGTAGGTGTACGGTGCTTTCAGCTTCAGCACCATGCCCGTGTCCTCGTCGGCGTCGCTCGTCATAAACTCGGTAAAGGTACCGCGCACCTTGCGGGCCGCGCTCACCGGCAGCAGTTCAAAAAATTCAATGGGCAGTCCCGCCGCCTTGGCGCACAGTCTTGCAATGTAGGCCGTGCTTCTCTCCGGCAGGATCACCGCGCCCGGCTGGCCCGTCAGTGCCAGCTGTGCGTCAATGGCATCCTGCACCGTCAGCTTGTCAAGGCCGCTCAAGTCAATTTCGCCGTACTCCGTGCCCTCAAACACATAGGGCTTTGCCAGCTTGATAATGTCCATCGTCTTGTCCTTTCTGCTCAAAAAAGCCGCCCATCTCTGGGCGGCCCTGCCTGTTTTACTATAACCACCCTGCGCACCTCACGCAGGGCACCTAACCCACCCACACAAAATCCCTTGCCTCCTCCGCCGCAGCGGGGGAGGTGCCGCCCGCAGGCGGCGGAGGGAGCGCCCCTAAGCCTCCCCCTTTGGGGGAAGGTGGCCCCGCAGGGCCGGATGAGGGGCAGCCTCGCCTTTACCTTCCGTTCATCCCGTCATGTATCAGGTCAGCGCGGAAATTCCGGCCAGCATATCGCTGCCGTTCACCTTGTACACGCCGTTCAGCTTGTCCACCTCAACGACCTGCTCACCATCCACTTCGATCATGTAGTAGGTCAGCTCCAGCGTGGTCTCAGCGTCCATCGCGTCGCCCTTCTTCACGGTGCCGGGGTTAAACTCCTTCACGCGCCCGCCCATCACAATGCGCAGGCCCTTAAAGGCATAGCCGCCGGTCTTGTCGTACACCTGCTGGGCCGCACGCAGCGTCAGGTTCACCGTGTTCAGCGGGTTCATCAGGTCCGTTGCGCTGGAATACAGCGTGTTGAATTTCAGCTTGGCTTCCAGGCTTTCAAACTGCCCAATGGTCGGGCTGTCGATCTCGCCGCCAACACCAACACCCTCAATGGTGCTGGTTTTCATCTTGATGCTGGGCAGCTCCACCTCGGCGGCAAGGCCGATCATCTTGTTGCCGTCCTGGTAAACGTTGTAGTCGTTTACCTTTTCGGGGATGTAGTTGTTAGAAATCATCGTTCTTTACCTCCTTGCCATCAGCCGCCCAGCGCATCAGCCAGTGCGTCAGGGTCAAACTCGATCACATCGTCGATCTCCTCCGCCGGGGTAAACGGTGTCATGCTCTGGCGGAACACGATCTTTCCGTTCAGCAGGTCGGTGGTGGGGTTGTCGGCATCCATAAACGCAATGCTGTATGCAGCACAGATCCCGCGGGAAACAAAGCTGTTGCCGCGGATGTTCTCGCTGTCAACAATGCTCTCGATCAGGCGGCGGTTCATCACCTGGCCGATCTTCGGCGTGTAGGTCAGAATGAACGTGTTCGCTGCCCAGTTCATAAACCGGCGGATGTTGATCCAGCGGTCCTTGGGGTCGGTGTTGCCGGGGTAGGCGGCAGTGTTAGAGCCCCAGCACCGCCAGCCGTTCAGGTTCAGGAAGGTGCCGACACCTGCGCCGTTCAGCACGTTGGCCTGCTCCTGGTCAAGGTAGACCTCCGTGCCGTCGGCAAGGCACGCAGCGCTGATCGCAACAGCCTTGTTATCCACGCTCATGTTGGGCACATCGTCGTTGCTGGCATCCTGATACGCCATCTCTGCGGCCACAATGGCGCTGCCGCTGTACACCTTCGTGCCAACCTTGGCGCAGGGCCACACGGCATAGCAGTTTGCGCCGTTCAGCCCGCTTGCTTCCTTCTTGGTCTTGACGTCGGTGTACACCTTGGCACCGCTCGTTCCGCTGTCCACGTCACACACGCAGATGCAGCGGAAACTTCCGTTGATGCCCGTTGTCTTTGCCTGCAAGGCAGCGGCCACAGTGGCATCCTTACTAAAGCCGGGTGCCAGCAGGATGCCCGGCGTCATGCCCAGCTTCGGGTAGACCTGCTGCACCACTTCAAGGCCGCTCACCTTGCCGGTGGCCGTGTCAACGCCGCCCACAATGTCGGTGGCAGTAACCTTGCTGGGGTCCAGCTTCTTGCCACTCACAGTCAGGGTGGTCGCCGTCTTGCTGCCGATCAGGGCGATCATCAGGTTGCCCTCATCGTCAAAGCTCGCGGTGTAGTCCTCACCGGCCTTCAGCACGGCAGAGGCATCACCCTTGACGGTCAGACCGTCCAGCAGCATGCCCTTCTCCTCCACAACTGCGATCTTGTTGTTGACCTGCGCCGTCTTTTCGGTCACGGCGGTGGTGTGCTTCGCGGGGTCCAGCACATTGATCAGCACCAGCGGCCCGCAGCCGATCACCTGAAATGCCGCGCTGATCGCCTGGCAGATGGTATAGCTCTCAAAGTCGTCGCTGTAGCCAACGGCGGCCACAGCTTCGGCATAGCTGTTCACCAGCACAGGTACGTTCACAGCAGCCGCCGGGTCGGCAACCGTGTTCACGGGGGCAGTGCCGACCACCACCTGCAAGCCCGCATTGCCGGTCACAGGGGCGGTCAGGCTCGTTGCGTTCTCACTCACATAAACGCCATGTTTGTAAGCCATCTTTGTTTCCTCCTTACAGTTCGTTCAAAATCGTTTTGTACAAGGTCGCCTGCGGCGATCCCTTTGTGTTCAGCCCGGCGCGGGTCGCGGCAAACTCGCTCAGCGGCACGCACAAGCACTGCGCCGCCGGGTGCTTTGCCAAAAACGTCACCAGCTGTGCGGGCAGTTTGCCGTGGTACACGGTGTACTGCTTCGCAATCCCGCGCACGCTCGGCCCGCAGTACACAATCACTTCCGGCTTCTGCGCCGTCTGTTTCTCTTTCTTCTCGGCCATCTTCGGCCTCCTTTCAGATCAGTTCATCAAACGTGCTTTCGCTCGTCGGCACCGGCACGGTCACGTCAAAGCTCAACGCGCCAAAATAGTACGGCCATGTGTCGTCCATTTGCAGCGCATCTTCAAAGTAATGCTCGTGCCCTTTCAGCACCGTAAACGCGCCGCCAAAAAACGGCTTCACGCAAAAGTGCTGCTCAATCGCTTCCAGGATATTCTGCACGTCCCTAAAGCCGTCGCGCTCGTTGCCCTCGTCGTAGCAGCACACGGTCAGCGTGGCGCTCACCACCTTTGCATCCTGCGGGTTGTAGATTTTCCCGCCCTCCAGCAGCACCACAATGTAGGGGCTGGCCGCAGCGTCCGTGTCGGCGTCCTCGTCCAGTCCCGTATCAATGGGCAAATTCTGGCGGAACACTTTCAGTGCTTTCAAACCGCCCTGCCCGTTGAACTTCCGCCCGGCAAACAGGTTTCGCAGCTCGTCGCAAAGCGCATCCTGCATCATGGCGGTGGTAAATCCTGCAATCTTGTCACCCTGCATTTTTCATCACCCCTTCGCCGCTCTCGCCATCACTTTGGCGATCTGCTTTTCCAGTCTGTCGTTCAGCGTGTTTTCAGCGTATACATGCACATCCTCTTTCTCCCACACAGTATGGTGCTGTGCTGTGCCGGAAGGGGAGCCGTAGGTCTGCGTCGTCTCCACAACGCCGCTCTTGCTGCGCCAGCGCCGTGCGCCGCTCTTGGTCGTCGTCTCTCTGCTTGCCGCACCAATGTGCCGCTGGATCATGCCCACATGCCCGCTTTTGAACTCCGCCAAAAAGCCCTTGCTTCCTTGCCCTAAGGTCATGCCGTTTCTCTCAATCGGGCCTCCGCCCAGGTCATGCAGGCCGCCGCTTCTCAAAACGCGCGCCTTAAACACCGTCGGTCCCGTCTGCCAGCTCAAACCCGGGTGCGGCACCGTTACCCGGTGCTGGAAGTACGCAAGGTCAGCCCGCGCACCGTTGATGCCGCCGATCCACAGCACAGCCGCCGGGTCAGCATTTGTGGCTTTCACTTTCTGTTTCAGGCCCTTGGCGCGTTCCTTGCCCTTGGCCGTCAGCGCATAGCGTTTCAGTACGCGCCGCAGCATCTCCTTGCGCGTCTCTCTCGCCGTGGCGTTCACCGCCACCTTGATGACCGCCGGGGTTTTCCGGCGCAATTCTCCCAACCGCTGGCTTACTTCCTCGGCGTTCACGCCAATGGTCGTTGTGCCCGCGTCGTACCAGGTAAAATCGCTCATTGCCGTACCCTCACAAGCTCAATGCTGTACACGCCCGCTTCTTCATCCACGTTGCCTACCAGATACTTCTTCCCGTCCACGATCATCGGGCTGCTCACCTTCGGTCTGCCGCCCAGCTCCCTGCATTTCACAAACAGCTTGGCATCCGCCTTGTACAGCCCTTGGTCAAAGCTCTGCTTCGCGCCGCCCTCCCAGTGGGCACTACGGTCCATCAGGGTGTTTTCATCCAGCACGGCCAGCAGCGTTTTCCCGTTGATCGTGTGCTCGTCGGCAAACTCGTCCATGTTAAAAAACACGTCGTCAATGTCCGCCGCCGCGCAGTCCTTGAACGTCAGCATCTTTTCTTCCGGCTCGGTGCCCGGCCCGTAATCCTGCTCTAAATCCATCCCAACCATCCCTTCACCCGGCCACAACTCCGCGTCCGCCACATCCCGTGCGGTGCCCCGTTTCCGCCGTTCTCATCGCTCCCTGCCTCCTCCGCCGCAGCGGGGGAGGTGGCCCCGCAGGGCCGGAGGGAGTTTTCCCGTTCTTCTTTCTACTCTTGTAGGGGCGGATTCCATATCCGCCCGCCCCTTGGCCCCCTCTGTGAGGGGGTTCCCGCCACAGCGGGTGGGGGAGAGAACCTCACGTCAACTCTCGTTTCACCTTACAGCACCGTCGCCGCCAGCCAGCTGTCGATCTTGTCGGGGATCAGCAGCGGGTGGGTCTGCAACTCGATAAAGCGGCGGTCCGGGCGGTGCTCCACATAGGTGCGCAGCATGCGGTCCGTCTCGGCTTCGTGCCATGCCCCGGCATCGTCCAGATAGGTGCACAGGCCGTAAGCACGCATAAAGCTCGCAGCACTCGGGATCATCAGCACCACATTGTCGGGGATCAGCGGCTTGGTCTCGCCCGTCTCGTCGTCCAGATAGACCTCATCGTAGCCGTAGATGTCCACGCCGGGCAGGTTCAGGTGGCCGTAGTAAGTAAGGCCGCCCTCCATCTCCTCGGGCTTGATCGCGCCGATCTCAATGCGGCGGTTGTCCAGCATGTTCTTGATGGTCGCATCCGCCAAAAAGGCGTCAGCGGCAGCCTTGCCCATGATCACCATGTTGGCGTTGGCAAAGCCGTTGCGGCTTACCTGCTGCTTCCAGTCCTTCAGGTTGCCCCAGATGTCGGCAGCGGAAGCACCCCACTTCTTCGTGCTCGCCAGCGTGATCTTGTTGGTCAGGCCAAAGTCGATCACCTCGTCAACACCCTTGCCCTTGACCTTCAGCTGGCCGGTGGTCAGCACCTGCGCGGCCATCCACTCCTCACGGCGGGTCGTCATGTCGTTCAGCTGGTTGTATTCCTCAATCAGCTTTTCGGCGGCACGGTCTGCCGGGGTCTTGCCGCTGTACATGTCCTCGCCGGGCAGTCGCGCCAGCAGCTTGTCTGCGGTGCTGACCGTGGCGGGGTTGATCAGGGGCGGGGCATAGCTTTTCGTCTCGTAGCCCTCGGCCTGCACGATCTCGCCGCCAACCATCGGGTGGATAAAGGCAGCCATCTTGCGGTTGCCCTTCACAATGTCAATATCGACCCGCTCGGTGGGGAAGGTCTTGACGTTGGTAAAAAAACGGTCCCGCAGGAAGGTGCGGACCGGCGGGGTGGTTTTCACAACCTCGGCAAGCGTGCGCGGGGTGTACAGATCAACCATGTTAGGCATAGTTCATTCCTCCTCTTTTCACTTCAGGAAAATGCCAATGTTGCGCAGGGCGATTTCCACATCTGCGGCCTTGGCGTGTTCGGGCAGTACCAGTGCATCGGCAAAAAATTCGCCGGTCAGGTACACAACGGTCTCTTTGCCGTTGGCGGCATCGTCAGCCACAATGCCGTACATGCCGGTAGTGGCAACGGTATAGGGGTCAGCGCTGCCGGTAACGGCGGGCTGCTTCAGCTTGCCGTCGGCAAGGCATACCACCATGCCGCGGGTCAGCGCGGCACCGGCCTCCTTAACGGCAGTCGTAATGCGAATGTCCGTACCTGCGATCAGGTAGTCGGGTTTCGTGCTAAAGGTCTGCACAGCAAGGTCCATAGCCATAGTTCTTCCTCCTTACTTCACGTTGTTAGCGCGGCGGATGCAGGCGATTGCGTTGTCCTCGCCGCTGTCCTTGGGTTTGCCCGCGGGTTCTTCCTGCTTCACGCCGTTCACGCCGCTCTTTGCCGCGTCGTCCTCGGCATCAGCCATGTGCTTTGCACCAGCGGCCTTCTGGGCCTTCATGCAGGCGATAGCGTAGGCGGCGGCATCCTGCGGCTTGTCGCCAAACTTGGCGTCGTAAGCGGTCTGCTCGTCGCCGGGTGCCGTCATGTCCTCAATGTCCTTGATGCGGGCACGCTCGGCGGTTGCGGCGCTCTGTGCTGCCGCGTTCTCGATCTGGTTGCACAGGTCGGGGTAGGCGGCACGCAGCGCATCCACGGTGGTAATGGCCGGTGCAGCAGGTGCGCCGGTGGTCTTGTTCTCTGCCATGTTGGGTTCCTCCTTGTTTTCCGGCGCATCCGCCGGGTCTTTTGTATTAGAAAAGCGCCGCTGCTTGCGCAGGGCGCTTTTCACATAGTCAGGGGCTTCGTTCATGCAAAGCCCGGTGTTCACGCTGTTCACAAACAGCGCACCGGCCCGGTTCTCGATCAGGGCCGGTTCGGCATCCTCGTCCACCTCGTCAATAAAGCCGTTCTCCTTGGCTTCGTTGGCGGTAAACCAGCTTGTATCTTCCATCCAGCCGGTCAGCACATCCATGTCCTGCCCGGTCTTTTTGGCATACAGCTGCAAAATGCTGTCCTTCACGGCCTTCAACTCGTTCAGGTACGCTTGCAGGTCGTTTTCGTCGCAGGCATCCCACAGGCACACGCTCGGCAGGTGTATCATGTATAGCGCATCGCTGTTCGCCACCGTCCTTTTGCAGTGCGCCGCAATGATCGTGGCTGCACTCGCGCACAGCCCGTCAATGCGGCATACCGTCTCGGTGCCCGCCTTGTTAAGGCTGTCGATCTGTGCGCCGATTGTCTGTGCGGCAAACACATCGCCGCCACCGCTGTTGATCCGCACGGTCAGCGTGTCAATGCTGCCAAGTCCCTTGATGTCATCAACAAACTGCTGCGGGGTGATCTCGTCTCCCCACCAGCTGCTATCGCTGATCGTGCCGTACAAAATCAGTTCTGCGTCATTCCCGGCAAGGTTCTTTACCTGCCAAAAGTGATTACCGGCCCGCCTGGTCAGTTTGTTTTGTTTCTTCGCTGCCAATCTTGTCCACCTCCGCTTTTTGCTCCGCTTCAATCTTCCGCTGCCGGATGTTGGCGGTGTAGCTTCCGCCCGTCATCTGCGCGGTTTCCTGCTCAGCCGTGCTTATGCCCAGCGCAATGCGCTTTTCAGCGGCGGTCACTTCCTGTATGGGGTTCAGGTTCGTTCTCGCCGGGCCGTTCCACTTGCAAGCGCTGTATGCGCCGGCAACCGCCGGGTCAGTAAAATAGCCCGGCGCTTTCACGCGCCCGCGGCTCACCGCTTCATCAAGCCACATTTCGTAGATCGGCTGGCAGAACTTGTCCGCAAACCAACTGCGTTGCATCTCGCAGGTGCGCCAGAACTCGTTCAGCGCACCGCGCGCCGCGCTGTAACTTGTGCTGAAATTCTTTTCCAGCACTTCAATAGGGATTTCCAGCGCCTCGCTGATCTCCTTTGTCACAGCCCGATAGAACGCTTCAAAGTTTGCGTTCGGCCTGCTCGGCTTCGTCTCGTTCATCTTCTCGCCGGGGGCAAGGTCCACCACCGCGCCCGGGGCAAGCTCAATGCTTGTCGGGTCGGCTGCGTCTATCAGCTGGTCCTCCGGGATCATCTCACCCAGCGGCGGTGCTTCTCCGGCAGCTTCTTTTTCGATAAAGATCGTGTACGCCGCCGTGATGACCGCTGCGTTCAGCTCGGCATCGCTGTACCGTCCCAACTGCTTCAGGCTTTCCAGCACCGGGGCCAGCACCGGCACGCCGCGCACCTGCCCGGCTCGTTCCCGCTGCATAATGTGCAAAACATTCCGCCGTCCCGTCTTGTCTCCGTGGGCCTGCACCCGCGTCCAAGTCGTTGCGCCGTCCTGCATCTCTGCCGCCAGCGGGTGCCTGCTGCATATCCAGTAGGCCACCACCTTGCCGCGCTCGTCTGTCTCCACGCCCTGCACGATCCTGTGCACGCTGTGCCCGTCAATGGTCGTCGGCGTCAGCACATCCATCAGGTTCGGGCTGCATACTCTGTCAGCTTCGATCAGCCGTACCCGCAAACTGTACGGCATCCCGGGTGCGTCCTCGGTTTGCAGCAGGGCAAAGGCGTCACCGTTCATCTGGGCGGATAAGTAGGCCAGCTGTTGCAGCTGGTAAAAGTTGTCCAGCCCGTCCGCGTCGCACATCTGGCTTTTTGCCCACAGGTTCCATTCGCGCACAATGTTTGCCTGCAATTCGGCGATCCTGTCCACATCCATGCGCAGGTATTCGCCGTCCAGCTGCGGGGTAGGGGTCAGGCCCGCCGCCACCGTGTTGGTGCGCAGCGTTTTCAACGCCGCCGTTGCTGTCGGTACGCCCATGTAGGCATCCCGGCTCCGCTGACGCAGGGTGTTTATGTTGTCCTCAATGTCCCTCTTTGCATCACCGCCGTAGTACGTCCACCCGCGCAGGGATTTCTTCTGCAAGTTCGCGCCGTAGTTGCTGTACCCGGTGTTCTGCACGCGGCGTACTGCCGTCAGCGCCGGTGCAGGGGTACGGCGCACCGCTCTCACTTTTGCTTTCATAGCCGCCCCTCCTTACAGATCCCGGTACACAAAGTGGTAGGTACGGTTTCGCCCGTGGTTCTGTTCCACAGCCTCCGCCTGCTCCACCTTGTTATTCCAGTAGTCTATTTGCTTGCGCACGCTGGCAAGGTCGGCACGGGTCAGCATACGGCTGCCGATCTGGTAGCTCTGCCCGGTTGCGATCTGCGCTTCCGCTTCAAGCCATATATCCAGGTGCCGCTGCGCTTCTTTCTTCGTGATTCCCGCCATAGCTTAAATACCTCCGCTTACCTGTCTGCGCCCCGTGCGCCGCACGGCACGCTGCCCCTCGGCTGTCACAGGGCTGCTTTCCAGCACCGGGTTTGTAATTTCCAGCGCCGCCGTGGCGTAGTTCCGCAGGTCCAACGGCTCGTTGCGCTTGTAGTCGCCCTTCAGCTCCCACGCGATCACAGCCCGCCCCTTGCGGTAGCGCACCACCATCTTTTCCGCTGTCAACCCGCGGAAGTAGTTGTAGTCATATCCCGCCGCCTCTCCCTGCGGGAAGTGGCAGTAGTTCGGCCCCGGCATCTTCACCTTCAACCGCTGGTACAAAATGCCCTTGCCGGTGTCAACGCCAATCGTGAACAGCGGCGCTTTCACGCGGTTGTTCTTCGTTGGGTTTTTCAGGTATGGCACATCCGTACCGCCGCGGCCTTTAATGGCAAATATGCGCCGGTGCCACCTGTCCTTGCAGAACCGCAGCACCTCATCGGGGAAGTGTCCGCCGCTGTCCATGCAGGTCGCTATGATCTTCATCGGCGTACCGTCCGCCTTGTACCACGTTCTGTTCAAAAACTCGTCAAGGTCTTTCCACACCGTATCCTTCAAAAGGTCCCCGTAAATCTTCTGGTAGCGTATGCCCCAGCTTTCCTTTCCGGCTCCCCAGCCCACGACCTCCACTTCAAAGCGGTCATCCTGCGTATCTACTCCGGCAGTCAGCACTACCACATCGCCCGGCACATCCGCCTTGTAGGCTTCGCGCCGTCCGTACAGGTCTGCTTCCTCCACGGTCTCGCCCTGCTCTGTCCACGTCTCGCCCAGCTCTGTATTGACCCATGTTTTCATCAGCTCCGGGTCTCCTGCGTTCAGCTGCTCCTTCGCCTTCAAAAACTTCTCAACCACTTCCTCCCAGCTGCAAAAGCTCGAGCAAAGCGTTGTCAAGTGGAACCCGCGTGCCGCTTCTCCGGGGCATTTCGCCACCCACTCGCCGCGGATCATCTGTTTTTTCCAGTGCGTCTCACTGTCTGCCACGCCGCACCGCTCACACACATACTGCGGGTCCTTCGGGTTCTCCGGGTCAAATTTCAGGTTCGCCCACACAAGCGGCTGGTAATGTCCGCAACTTGGGCAGGGGATTTGGAACTCCTCCTGCGTGCTGTGCTCAAACTCCACCTTGATCCGGCTCGTCTGTTCCAGCGTCGGCGTGCTCACAAACACCTGCTTTTTATCCCAAAAGGTCGTCTGCCGCTTCTCGGCAAGCGATAGCGGGTCGCCCTCGGTTCCGGCGCTGGCCGGGTATCGGTCTATCTCATCGGCCAGCAGCACCTTGATGGGGCGGCTCGCAAGGCTGGCCGGGCTATTAGCGCCAACTATGACCAAATACCCGCCGGGGTAGTTTTTCAGCAAGATCGTGTTGCCGCTCATCCGGCTGCGGTTATCCACCAGTCCGCGCAGGCAGGGCGTGTCGCGCAGCATCGGGCTTAGCTTCTCCTTGCTGAATCCCTGTCCCATGTCCAACGTCGGCTGCAAAACCATAATGGGGGAGGGGTTATAGTTCATGTAGTAGCCTATCGTGTTCAGCACCAGCGCATCCGTCTTGCCGATCTGCGCACAGCTTTTCACAACCACCTTGCGCACATGGGGGTCGCTGATTGCGTCCATCATGCCGCGCTGGTAGGGGGCCTTGTCCGTGCGCCACCGTCCCGGCAGGGCACTTGCTCCCTGGCTTAACCGCCGCTCTTTATCCGCCCACTGGCTCAACGTCATGGCCGGCGGCGGTTTCAGCTTTGCCACCACTCTCGCCAGCATCGCCCTTGTCTGCGGCGGCACGGCTATGGTTTTTCTTTTTGCCATATCGCTGCAACCTCTTTGCGGCGCACCGCCCAAATGGGCAGAACACCGTGCTCTCATTCACGACCTCACCAAAAGCGCAGGCGCGGCACCGTTTACTCTGGTTCTTCGTCAGTTCTTCCATCGTCTGCGCCCTCCTGCTGTACGGCAAACGCTGTGTCGTAGTCGCTCAACTCGTCCAGCGCTTCATCCGTTTCTTTTTTCAGTAAGTCGTATATCTCGGCGTTGTCGCTCATGCCCGCCAGCGTCTTTGCCAGCTTGGCAGGCATACTCATGACCTTCGTCCTAAAGTTCATCAGCATCGTGGTCAGCGCCTGTTCAATGTCCTCGGTTCTGTGCAAGTCTCCCTTGCGCTCGTCCAGTTCCAGCTTTGCAAGCTCCTTTTTCGTTTTCGTCAGCTCTGCCCGCTGCTGGTTCAAATCGCCCGTGTTGTTCCGCAAATAGGCAAGGTAGGCTTGCACCGTAGGCTTCATGTCATACAGCCCCGGCTTCGTTTCCCGTATGATCCCAGCATCACGCATCTGTCGTATCCGTCTCTCCGTCAGCCCCAACCACTGGGCCACTGCCTTGCTCGTATACAGCGTCACACCGCATCACCTCGTCTCTGCCTCCACCGCCGCAGCGGGGGAGGTGGCCCCGCAGGGCCGGAGGGAGTTTCCCCGGGCCTTCCGTCAGCCGTCCTCTAAATTTTCGGCATCCCCGTCCGCCACCGTCTCCGCATCGTCAACCTCAACCTCGCCCGTGGCCTTCATCCTCGCCAGTTCCAGCCGTTCCCGTTCAAGCTCGTACCGCCTGTCGTTTTCCTCGGCCTGCCGCAGCGCACCGGCAATCGTTGCCGCCCGGCCCTGCACCTTGTACAATGCCTCCTGCAATTTCTGGATTCTTGCAAACGGCGTGTCCTTCATCTCCATGTCCATCATCGTGCCGTTCAGGTACAGGGTTTCTTCATCCTCCACCTGCTCGTACTCGTGGATCTTCTCAATGATTTTCTTTTCCCGCCACCGCAAAACTTTCAACTCATGCAGCAGGTTTTCCACAGCCCCCGTCGGCGTCTGGTTTAAAAATTCCTTGTCCGCGTCCGGCAGGGCATCAAAAAAGACGGCGCTGTATGCTCCGTCTTTCTCGGCGTTCTTGTTTCCCCTGGGTGCGCCGCCGCCCTTATTCCCCTTTGCGTTTTTCTTTTTCCTGCTGTTCGTGTTTCCCGGCTGCCCGCCGCGCTTTCTCGGCACGTCCTTTTCCCAGCCGTCCTTTACCTTCCACCGGCGCAAGCTCTCGTAGTTCGCGCCCATCTCCCCGGCAAATTCTTTCAGGTTTATATTTTCCCCAACAGCCCGCCGCCGGATGTATTCAGCCTTCGCCTTATCCCTCGCATCCGATCTCCGTGCCATCGCTCCTCCCTCCAAAACTTGCCGCATAAATACCAAACGCCCGCGCAGGATAACCCGCCGGGCGCTCTCTTTATTTTTTCACTGTATCAATTTTACCCCCCAAACCGTGCCATAGGGTGACATTTTGTAAATTTTCTCAAAAATATTTTATACGCTTTGTATTTTTCCTATCCTCAATCGGTGACAATTTGTCACCACTTCACCCAACCCATCATCAACCGCACCCCGTCCAGATCAACCTTTTCCCGACAATTTCAACCCCCACTTTTTCCGCCCC